GAATTTTGGGGGTTTCTGTTTGAATGATGGATTGTGGTTGAACAATCATTTTGTTTTCGGTCAACCAGGTTTCAAAGGACCAACCATTTGGATGGATGGCCCGTTCGGATTTTTCCCCCTGGTCGTTTGTGGTTGATTCGATGGAACATTCGCCAATGTATTCGCGTTTGAGCAAAAACAAAATGGCGGTTCCGGGGTTGATTGGTTTATTCATACTGTTGATTTTTGATGTTTTCGACAACCGCGCGAAAATCGGTGTTTTGGCGACGGAAGGTTTGGAAAAAATGGTCCATCGTCAATTCATAACAACGGCGCCGGGTGATGTCTGCCAAATTTTGGTCCTGTTTGAATGCCAATTCGCCCGTTTCCAATGATTCGCGCAATGAACGGATTTCGCGCGCTCGTTCACGGGTTTCTGGTTTCTCGGTTTCGATTCTGTTTGTCACCTGTTGTTTGGCGACTTCGAAAATTTTGTTTTTGTCATCGACATTCATGACGAAACCCAATTGTTCCATCGTCCGAAAAACATGTTCGATTCCGGCGACGGTTTGCCAATTGATGGTTCCGCCATTTGCGAAAATGTCCCAACGTTTCAACAGACATTCGTCAACAAAGCCCCAAAAAATCATTTTTTTTTCGTCATCCGACGGGTCCGGTTTGGTTGTCATTTCGTGAATTTTTGAATTGTACTCGGTTAATGCGGCGCCCCGTTTTTCCCGGTAGGCGTTCGCGATTGTGGCAAAGTAAACAGGGGAAAAATTTTGAAAATGGTTCACCTCCACATCCAATTTGCCGGCGACGGCCATTCGGAACGCCAATTTCATTTCCTCCGGGGTCATCCATCCAAATTCCGATTCGATGAATTCCATTAAAACCATTTTTTGCAATTCTGAGGGTAAATTTTCGACTTTGACGCCAACCAATGTGAAAATGTACCTCAAAGACATTTTGATTGATTCTTGGTCGGTTAAATTGCGAATTTGGGTGTCCTTTGATGCTTCGACAATCTCGCGTCCGTTAAAACTTCGAAATTGCATGGTCGAAATCGGGTTTCGGATTTCGATTTCCGTTCTGGTTGTTTTTTGTGTTGTTGTCATTTTTCTTCCGGACTTTCATCCAATTTTTAATTGTCAAAAATGTTGATTTGTATTTGGTGGCAATTGTCGGAACATTTTCCATCGCCTCCAAAATTTCGATGACTTCAGTTTTTGAAAATTCGGTCAACAGTTGTTCCGCCTGGTCGTCGGTCAACGGCAATTTCATTTTCGAAACTGCCGGAAACAATTTTTGAATTTCCAAAACAAGCGGGTGTGCAAATACACATTCGTTAGAATGGGTATTTATATATGAATATGAAGATGAAGATGAAGGGGTTGGAAATTGGTTTAGGTGGGTGTTAACCTTGGGGTTAACCTTTGGGTTATCCTTTTTTTTCAATTTCGGATTCCCGCCCAATTTACCAAACGCCCGTCGTTGCTCGCGATTCGCTTCGTCGGCGACCATCCGTTTGGAAAAATATCGCCCCAATTCGTCCCTCTGAATGATTCCAAATGTGGTAAGTTCATGGAACACTTTTTGGAACATTTTTGGACTAATTTTGGACAACTTTTGGATTCCATTCGCGTCCAAAACGATGTCGCCAAAAACCAAAAATCCGGGTTCATCTGACAAATACATGTGGCAAATGATGTCCATCCAAACGCCTTTTGTCGCCGGTGAACAAAGATTCAATTTCGGGTCGGTCAACCAATCGCCGGGGTAAAATTGGAACGACGGCGCCCGGTCACGGCCATTGGATTTTGGTTTGTTGTTGTTGTTCATCTGGTTCAATTTTGCAACGTATCAATCAACGCCAACACGCGGTCATCAACTCGTTTGCGTTTGCCGGCGATTACATTGTGAACAAACGTCAAAGAAAATTGCGGATTCTGCCGGCAAAAGTTTTGAAGGGTTGCGAACCGGGTTTTCACGGCGTTTTCAACAAATTTTCGTTGGTCGTCGTCGATGCACCAAATACACGGGGCCAAATCCGTTTCATGGATGGATTGTTTCGCCTGGTTCAAAATTGATTGGCTCCGGGGCGTTGACATGCGGCCATTGATGGCCGACGTCATGACGTGATATTTGATTCCGCTTGCATGGCAAAAATTGCGGATGGTTTTGAATTTGCGTTTGATGGCCGTTGATACGTCCAACGGGTCAACGTATTGGTTTTGAATTTTCGTTTTCATGTCTGTCGTATTTTGATTTTCTGTTGCGATGAATGACGGCGTCAATTGTCCCAATTAGGCCAATTGTAACCAACACAAATGGAATCCATTCAATCATTTGGTTTCAAATAAGTCTGTTTGAACTCCGCCGTTGATTTGTTCCAACCTGGTCATGGCGGCGTCCATGATGTCGGGGTCTGTTTGGTCAATGGTCAATTCCAAAATGGATTCCGTTGATTCTGCGGTCATGATTTGACCAATCAATTTTTCGACGGGGTTTTCCTCGGACGAATTGGCGGCGCCCGGTGTGGGCGCCTCCAATGCTTTTTTCCGGTCCGTCATTGCGGTTTTGAACACGGGGTTTCCGTGATGCTCCGGATGTTTTTTCCAAATGTCAATCAAATCGGATTTCGATTTCGCGGCCTCAACTTGGGCAATCAACACGTCCACATTGATGACGGGTTTTTGTTCCAATGGTTGTTTCTGCGTCTGAATGGTTTCGGCCTCCATTGCGTTCAATTCTTCGGCGGTGTATGGCATTCCGCCCAATTCATCCGAAAAACAAAGTCGGAACCCTTGGGCCATTGCGACTTTCTTTGTCATCGTCACCGGTTTGTTTTTCCAAAAATCGGTCAATGTTCCGTCGCGTCTGGTTCCATAATACTCCGAAAAATGAACCTCGTGAACGAATGGAAATTGGAAATCCTTTCGATGGATGGTGATGGTCGCGACCAATGTTGATTCCTTTGGCTTGGTGAAATTGACGGCGCCGGTCGTCACAACGGACCATCCGGCCAACAGGCCCGAACGTTCCGCGCGTTTGATGTAAGTTTCATAACCGACGATGACCGAAAATTTGTCGCCGTATTTGTTGGCGTAGATTTCGCGTTTGAACGGGTTCAATCCAAACCCTTGGGCGATTTCAACGAATTGTTCGAATTCACCTTGGGTCAAATTGTTCGCCATTCCCATGGCGTTCAAATACGTTTGCAATTTGGCGACATCAATGGTGTTGATGCGGTTTTTTGAAATTTCATTCATGATGTTGTTGTGTTTTGATTTTCGCAAATATAATTGAAAAACTATTTTCCCAATGTGATTTCAACAGTGGTTTTTGAACTTTTGATTGGCGGGTTCATCACGTTGATTTCACCGGTTGATTCATCCAACATGGACATTGGTTTCATTAATCCTTTCAATTGGGTTTCCAATGCCTTTTGGCCGTTCTTCAGCGCTTCAATTTCGGCCTCCATTTGATTCCACATCATTGTTTTGGTGAAATCGTATTTGACGGCGGTTTCCTTTTGTTTGAATGTGACGCCATAACGGGTGACGCCGGTTTTGGCCTCTGGTCCGTACAAATCGAGTTCGTCAACGGCGGCGGTTCGGTAGTTGGTTTTGACCTGGTCAATGATTTGGGACAAAAATTCCAACCGGGCCAACGCGGTCAATGTGTCAACGTGACCATCGTTGTTCAATTGAATGAGTTTGGCGGCGAATTCTGCGACCTTTGTTTTGGTCAAATTTTCTTCGGCGTTTACTTCTGCCAAAAACGTGTTTTGATTTTCAAAAATGTTGTTCATGATGTAAAAAATTAAATGATTGATTTGGTGGCCAATTTTGCGTTGATGCAATCGATGACGGATTGGCCAATGATTCCGACGTTGATTGATTTGATGAATGGAATGATTTCGACAATTGGAAACAATTTGAGTTGGTCAACAGAAACGGAACGCCCCAATGGCAACCCGGCGTTGTAATGATGAACCAAAAATTTCAATTCGAAATCCGTCAAACAGTCAACAAACGAACCGAACAACATCAAATCGGATGTATATTCGCCATGTTGTTGTTGTCCGATAGTGTCAACATTGTTTTGGACCGGGGCCGAATTGCCCCGGTTTTTTTGTGCCTGGTTCATCATGCCATGAATGTTTGGATTCGACAAACGTTTTCGATTTGGCGGAACGCGGATTCCATCGAATGGAATTCCATCGAACAAAACAATTGGAATGTTTGGCCATTGCGCTGAAGAATGAACATCCGATTTTCGTATTGCCAAAATTCCATGTTCACGTCGTCATTGATGGCAACCAGACGCGCGCCCAATTGATACAATTTGCCTTTGACGCGGTCGATGTTGGCGACATCATTTTCCTGAATCCGGGAAAATGGTTTTTCGGCGGTCAACTCGATTCGAACATCATGACCAATTCCGCCGGCTGACATGATGGTGAATTCACCGAACGTTTCATCGTCCAAAAACCATTGGTCGAATGTGTCATCGAAATCGACATCGTTGATGTTGTTGGCGTCCATGTATTCGTTGAAACGGGACATGGCGATTTTTTTGTTGTTGAACTCGAATGAACGACATCCGCCGTCATTCTGCATTTGGTAAACTGTGATTTTGAACATTGTGATTTGATTTTGATTGTTGTTGTTCCGCGTTATGGATGCGACGGCCCCCGTTTTGATTATTTATTTTTTGCGATTGTTTCTGCGATTCATTTCCATAACACAATAATGGATTTCGTCCATGTAATATCCGGCCTTTGCACCAAACGGCATGGCCTCAATTGCCTGTTTTGCGTCGGTGATAATGTATTGCAATGATTCTTCAGTCAATGTTTTGACTTTCTTCATGTATTCGGTGTGATTGATTTGTGTCATGGCGTTGTTGTTTTGTGTTGGCAAAGATACACGCGTTTTTTGTTTCTGCAAATATTTTTGAAAAAAGTTTTTCAACAATTGGGTGTTGGGCAAAAAAAAACGGGGCCATCGCCCCGTGAATTTTCATTTTTGCTCGATTATAAAATGTCTGCCAACTTTCTTCGCGCATTCGGAACCAATCGGAAAACAACCTTGTGATTCCAAATTGCGGAATTCCAATTCCGTTTCGTCGATGTCTGCCGGAATCAAAAACCCTTCGACGGTGTAATGGACGAACGTGTTTTTGGCGGTCTGTTTGCCGCAAACGAAACATGTGTTGGAATGTTCGCCCAAACGTTCCAAATTGTCATAATACTTTGTTGAACGGATTGAATTGAGTTCGATGACTTCGATTCCATTGTGGTTGATGGTGTTTTTCATGATGTTGTTGTTTTGGCGTTTGCCTGGTTGATGTTTTTGTGAATGCGCGTTAACCGGCCGCGCCCCCGGTTTTTTTTTATTTATAAATATAAAAATGGCTAATTTCCCGGTGGCTAATTTGTTTGCCACCTTGCATTGGTTTGTCGTACAACCAATAATCCGCTCTGTCCGGTGCGATATACACAATTTTTGGTTCGTAACCCAACTCCATTGGAATTAATTTGTACGCATAATAACCCTTACAGTCCGAATTAATCAATTCCATTTCGTGTGATACGCCGTGAATTTTGATGCAATAAATTTTTGTTCCCATGTCTTTAAATTTTTTGATGTTGTTGTTTTGTTTGGCAAATATACACAAACATTTTGTTTCAACAAATATTTTTGAAAATATTTTTTTGATAAACAAAAAACCCGGAACGAATCCGGGCCAACCCGGATTCCGGGTTTAAACGCTTAACAACTAAACCTTAAATGTATATCAAAACAACAAATAGAGAATTGAACCCGTCATCCGTTGACAATCGGTTCCAATATCGAAACGGTGACATGTGCAATCGCCGCCGCCGGCAACATCAACCACAACGTCAATCCGGTGTGGTAAACTGCCAACGCGTAAATTCCAAACGTCACCCATGTATTCAAACAGTAAAGACAACCGCCCATTGGTTTAAACAGAAACCGGAACGGGTTTTTTGGATGGTTGACAACGCGTTCCAAAAACCAGGTGTACAAACCAAAGATTTGGCCCGGCTGAATGATGAAATCAATGAATATCGTCATCGCTCCGGCGCCAATGCCAATGATGGACGCCAAAATGATAGAATCGAAAATAGGTCCATGTTCTGCAATGGCGGACAAACCCAAACCGGCAAATCCGCCCAAAACGAACCCGGTCATTTCATTCAATATTTTGCGAATTTTCTCCATCAACAAACGGGTGAAATTCCATCGACGGTCCATGAACACGCGCCATCGGATGTGGTGAAATAATAAAAACCGGGCATCACGTCGCGAACACATTCCGGTGTCCGGATTTTGATTGTCGTTGTTGCGTTTTCGTTGAACGTCATTGGCAACACAACCAGGTCATCCGCGTCGAAATCGACGGGAATTTCCGTGTATGTTCCATTTGCGCCCCAAATTTCGAAAATATATTCACCCGGACATGGCGCCTGAAAACCAAAATCAATGGTTTGATTTGGGGCGAAACATCCAATATGTTTTGAACATCCACAATTCATGGTTTCAATTTTTCTCAAATATAATCAACACGGCGGACCGTCGCATGGATTCTCGCAATAATTTTCCAACGCCAAATCACGGTCGCCAACCAAATCGAAATCAAAGGCAACCAACGTCAAATTTTTGTCAAATGCGCGGCCTTTTTTGCCCGGTGATTCTGCAATCACAACCGAAACGGGGTCAATGGTCGATTCGAGCGGAATGATTGAAACGTTGGCAAATGTGGCGGTCGATGGCAAATTCGCGTTCATAACTGCGGACCTCAAATGTTCTTCAAACATCCATGGTTCGGCGCCGCGCAAACACGCGACAACTCGCAATTGGTATCGGATTTGAAAAAACGATTGGAATGATGCGAATTTTTTAGTTGTTGATGGCGATTGATATTCAATCCGGCCATCGTTCCGAAAACGAATGTAGAACCATGCGGAATCCTGGTCATGGATTCCGGCAAATTGATATTCGTTTGAATTCTTATCACGAACCAACACGCGGCCATCGTCATCAATTTTCGCCAAATACACCGATTTGGTCAATGATGGAATTTTTGCATGGATGGCGTCGGCAATTGTGCAAATGAATTGTTCCATTCCTCAAAAATAACCCAACACGCGTTCGGAAATCAAATCGTTCAAATAATTTTCGACGTCGGTTCGTTCTTCAGCGCTCGGAATGAATATCGGTTTTTTGCGGCGTTGTTCCTGTCCTTTGGCTTTGACATAATCGGTCGCGTTTATAATGGCCAAAAAAACTTCGTCGCCGGATTTGACAACCTGAATGGAATCGCGCAAAGAACCGGTGAATTCCAAATCAACCAATCCGGTTTGTCTGCCATTCTCGGAACGCTTTTGAATCCATTGTTTGGATTTGTATTTGCCAATTTTCCCGCCATCCGCATCGCCGCCCTGGTTGAAAATGCGTTGTTTCATTTCCCCCTCCAAAAGTTTTCCGCCCAACAACAACAGGTTTGGAACGTCGCGTTCAACTTTGGCGACGGTGGTTTGAATTTTTTTGGCGAATTCCTGTGGCGTCATTTGAACATTTTGTTGATTGTGAACATGGCTAAGATAAGAACAATAATCGACGGAATCAACCACAACCAACGTTTGGTTTCCTCGTTAACAACAATCGTCCGAACCGTTTCGGTGTGGTAATTTTCCACGCGGACGGTGTCGGACGGACATTTGGTGTCAACAAATATTGAATCGCCCGGCAACCATCGAATTTCGGTTTCAATCCTGGTTTCATGGTCGCGGATGAAAATTGTGTCATGGCCATCGAACGCGACGATGGTGTCCATTCTCGCGCCATTGATGTGAATCACGGTGTCTTTGACCATGGTTGTCGTCCATTCCTTTTCAATGTAACATGGATATGGCGAAACGTGACGTTGGCATGATGTCGCCAACATGGCGATGGCAACCATCGCAAACAATAGTTTTTTCATTTTTTGGCCTCCAAAAATTCGTTTTTGTAATTGTCAATTTTGTCTGTTATCATGCGGGCGAATCCTTTTTTTATCCAACCCAACAACGCCAAATTTTTGACCAACGACATCAAATTCACAACGACGATTGGAACAAATACGGCTTCATTCAGCCAAAAAAGAACGTCGGCGCCCTTGCTCAAATTGGTGGCAAACATCAACAACGCCGTATGTGACAACAGGGTCCAAAATATTCGAAGCGCAATCCGGGTGTCGAATCTGTTGTGTTTAAATGCCAAATATGTGGCCGACAAATGGTCGGCGGCAATCAATCCAACCAGGGTGAAATATGAAATTGACGGGTCAAAAATCCAATCCGAAACGAACGCGGAAACCGCGCCGGCGGTGACGCCGAAAAATAAAGTAGAAACTACCATTGGCGATTTCATTTTTGATTTGTACATGTTCCGGGTGGCGGTTCATGTACGGGGCCAATGGTTCGAATGTTACATGATAAACCTCACAACTTTGGACGCGGACGCGCGGTTGTTGGTCTGCTTACCGGACGCGACGTTGATGGACGCGATGGTTTGGAACAATTGCATTTCATGTCAATAGGGTTTTTTGTTCAACAATTCTTCAGCGTTGGAACCATCAAAACCGGTGTACCATTCAACCGCCGCCATCACAAGTTCGGAAACGGTGATGTTGTATTTGGCGGCGTATGCGGTCAAAAACTTTTTTGTTTCATCTGTTACGCGCGCGGCCAAAAGTTTGTCACACGGATGGTCAACCTTAACAAAACCGCGAACGCCTTTGACGCTCCGGTTCTGTTTGGCTCGGTTCAATTTGGACGATTTGACGCCTGCGGTGATTGTTTTCATGGTTTCTTTTTATGGCATTCCGTAAACATAGCGCGATTGATTGCAAATGACGCAAATGTCATCCATCCGGTTGAATAACTCCGGCAATTGTTGAATGGCTGTTTTCATTTGCGCGTCATATTGGGCCGACCAATTTTCCAAACAAAAATTCCATGTGTCGCTATCCAACAGGGTCACGGAATTCAAACGGTCGGTCGTCAACGCTTCTTTGGCGATTTCCATTCCGGCCCGATACAATATCGGAAAACGTAATTTTTGGGCAATGACGCAACCGATTTCGTCCATGCTACATTCTGCGGCGGCGCCAACCTGCAATCCAAATGACGTTCCGGTTGTTGTCGTTCCGGACCATCCGTTGGCAATCAAAAATTCGGATTTTTTGGTGGAACATTTGCAACCTCCCTTGACTTTGGTTTTGTTGGTGTTGATGGCGGTGTTGTCAGTCAACACAAATATTTCGTCCGTTTCGGATAAATAATTGGGGAAAATTTCCGCGTCACCGTTGGCGTCTGTTGTAAATGGAAACGACGTTGTTTTGATGCCATCCAAAATGTCAACGGTTCCGGAAAACGCGGTTTCCTGAATCTTTATTTTTACCGATTGAACGCGGATTCGCAACATCCGCGAATCACGGGTGTTAATGCGGACGCCTCGGTCCAATGGCGCCGGGGCGTTCCATGCGTTGTCCCATTCGCCAACCTTCAGTTCATCAACCAATGAATTCATTCGGAAATATGGCATGGCAAACCGGGCCATTTCGTCCAAAATTATTTGTGTGGCGAAATTGATTTTCGATTCGAGCAATTGAACGCCGGATGAAAAACCCGAATCCGCCATGTCTGCGGCCCGTCGGATGTTGATTCCCTCCAAATCGTCAATGTACAATCCGGATTTCGGGGTCGTCTGCGAAACGCATCGAACGCCAATGAAATTGTCAAAACATGTCGCCATAGCCAAAAGGGTCTTTTTTAAAAATGTTTTTTTCTGGTATCCACAAAGATTCCAAATATTTTGGAACCCAAAACGATGGACACGCTTTGTTGTCGAATTGATTGTGTCCGGCAATCAACACGTCGGGTTGATATCGGATGACTTCGTCAATAATGGACGCCAATGTTTGTGATTGTGCATCGTTCAACGTGTTTTTGACACGTGAACCATCCTTGGACAATCCGCCAACAATAACGACGTGACGCGAAATTGAATTGATGCCTTTGACGCCATTGGTGATTTCCCGGTCATCAATCCATTTGTCGCCATTATGTTTGACAAACGTTCGACGCGTTCCATCCAACAAAATCATGTCGGAATATCCAACCCGTGACCATCCGCGCCCCTGCGGCGGCGGTGACGTATGCCAACGGACGATGTCATCCGGGGTCACGTTTTGTCCTTCTCTGGTCGCGGTGCAATGAATTATCAAATATTTGAATGGTTGTTTCATTGCTCCGGTTCTGGTTGTATTGGTTCAACCGGTTCAACGTCGTCAACATCTTTGGTTTTTTTGTTGGTTTTTATGCCAAAGAAAAAAACCGAAAATTTTGAATTCTCAATCACGTCAACGGTCAAACCCTCGTTTTCGGCCTTTGTGTATTCGATGGCCTCCCGGATTTGACGGTCATTTTTACGGCGAAACATTCCGGATGTGATGGTAAAAATCACGCCTTTGTTTTCGTTCACCTGTTTAATCCATGATGGTTTGGAAAACGCGCATTTGGCGACGGATTCCATTCGTTTCATCCGGTCAATGTGTTTTTCGTCTGCGGCGACGATGAAAACATCATGTGGCGGAATGGCTTTGTATAATGTGACAACGGCGGAATGTAGAATATCCGCCGAATGTTCGATTTTTTCGCGGTGGTATATCATTTTTATCGAAAGTTTGTTCCACGCCCGGCGCCCCCTTTTGGACGCGTTACACGTGAAATTTGGTTGATGGAATTTTTGGTGGCTTGGGCGAACCCTGGTTGGCCGTTTGCCAATCTGCAATCCGACGTCGGACAATCAACAACGCTTCGTTTTGGCGAAACCGGGTTTCCGCCTCCGGACGGTGGTTCGGGCGGCGTTATGGCGTTTCCTGTGACGGGAAAATCAAAAGTTTGACAATCGGTCGTTACTGTGATGGTGCAATCAATTGGACCAACTGCGGATGGACTCCAATCTAATTTGAAACCGGTTTGTTTTTCACCCGGACAAATGGTGTTTGAAACGTCCGGAGTGATAACAAATTCCGGACATGTTGTTGAAATATTGTATCCATAACAACATCCGATTGTTGGGTTTTCAATTTGAAATTCCAATGTTTTGGTTTGACCAACATTGACGTTCCCAAATCCAAATGACGTTGGACTGACAGACGTTGACAAATCAATTGCCAAAAAATCAAAGTTGAAATCGGTTTGATTGACAAATTCATCAATAAACGTCAATTTCAATGTGTCATCGTTTTCGGCTCCGGACGCGCAAATTTCCATTTGAATTTCAAATGTGTCATTTGCGGCCAACACCAACGGCAAAGTCTGTAAAACGGCGCCAATGTAAATTTTTGGCGGTGATGACAACACAAAGAATTCATTCACAAATCCTCCCGTCAATGAATCCAAAACAACGGCCTCTGTTGTTGTGACGGTGCAATTGAATTCACAACAGCAATCGCCATACATCAAATTCGTTCCGCTACCTTGTGGAATCAAACAATTGTCAAAAACAAACGCCATGGTTTTTCATTTTTTTCAAAGTTAAAAAAAAAACCCAACCAACGAACGTTGGTCGGGCTTTTTATGACTCAACATTGGACCGAATTAGATTCCATCCAAATTCACGGCCACGCCACATGGCATGGTCACGGCGTTCCAACTCACGGTTCCATCAAAGTAGATTGAACCGGTGTTGTTGTCCTCGATAACCTGGTCAACCTCCATCGTGAACGATGTGATTGGTCCATAAAAGTATCCGTCACATGTGTAGTATCCGAATTGATACAACGGGGCGTTCAATTGGATTTGATTATAAAATGTGATGTCGGTGCAATCGTCCGGGTCGCCGTTATAATCTTGAAACGTCACGGATTTTTCGCCGCCAACGATTGATTCAGGACTGCAAGATGAAACGCGTTTTTTGGTGAACGTTCCTTTTGCCTTTTGGCCCAAAATCAAACCAGTCAAAACAACGTCGCCGGATGCAATCGCGGCAATCCATTCGTCGCGGTCGCCAACATCGTCAAACGTGTAATCGCATTTGATAAACGCCAATTTAGAAATTCCGCCGTTTCGGGTTGCCACGCCGCAACCCAATGATGGCGCGGGCGGTAATGCCGGCGCGCATGCTGATGTACATAATGCCATTTTTTTACTTTTTTAAATTAGTGTTTTTGAATTAGTCGCAACCAACAATTGTTGAACAATCCGCAAAATGGAATGTGTAGTTCACGCCGTTGTTCAAATCGTCAACGCCAAACGCGTTCGCCGGAATAAAGAACAAGCCCCAATTCAATTGGAGTTTGATTGACCATTGGTCGGCGCAATCGTCATAGTGAACCTTCAAATCGTATGTCAACCCGGTGAATGGGTCCGTGATGGTGCCATGTTCGAACACGTCGTTTCGCTTGGCATAATCGCCAACGTATTTGTTCCATGTCAACAGTTGAACCGCGCCCGGTGCCAATACGATGAATTCGTTCGCTCCGATAACTGTGTCAACAAAACGGTCGTTATAATAACGATAATCCGTCCAACGCGAAAGGTCCATTCCGGTTGATGAATTGCAACATGCAATCTGTTGCGTTTTCGCGTACAAATCAAAGTTTCCGCCGCCAATAATCATTGGCGCTCCGGATGCTCCGGTCAAATCGTATTCGTGACGGATTTGGGCCGCCGCAATTCCGCGCGGTGCGTTTGATGTCGCCTCAAACAATTGGATGTCCTTTTGGGTTGTTCCATCGCTGAATTTTCCAAAGTTAGTTGATTGTTCTGCCAACAATTGGTTGTTCAACGCCGTGTTCATCGCGTTCATTTGCGCCATGATAACGTTGGAAACATAAACCGCGTCCGCCTCACAAAGTTTTCGCATCTGGTCCTCGGAAAACAACATTCCTTTGGTTTCGATACATTCGGTGATTGAAACGATTGTTTCAAGTGGTGAAATTTCCTGGTCGGTGTCACATGATGCGGTGCATGTTAGATTAACCGAATCCGCGTTTCCACGCTGAATGTAATTCACCTGAACCGAACGATTTTTTCCGTTTGTTGGAATTGGAATCGCTTCAAAACCCATGCGGTTTTCTTCAGACATCAACGCGTCCAAATATCCGACGCGGTCACGCTTCAAAGCGGGTGCGTTCATCCCGGCAACCGCGTTCAAATCGGTTTGCAATTTTTGACAAAGTCCTTGAGTAAATGCCATTTTTTTAAATTTTTTAAATTGATTTTTTGATGTGATTTTTTGGGCAACAAAAAACCCAAACGCAAAAATGGTCGCCGTGTTGGCGGTCATTTCCGAATTTGGGTCGGTTCCCCGGTTGGCGTTTATGGTTCGCCATCAACCCGGTGATTCGTTTACGGCCCGACGGCCCGGTTTATTTGGATTCGTTTCCGAATACCTTCATTGTCTGCAATGATGCGGCGTTCGCTTGGGCCTTTGCCATTCCTGCCAATTGATATTTGGCCGGTTCGGCTCCATTTGGAACCGGTGATGGCGTTGGCGCTCCATTGCCTGGTTTTGGTGGCGTTTGGCCTCCGTTGGATTGTTTAATCACGCCCAACGTCGACAAATGGCCGTCCAATATTTCGTCAAAGGTAACTATTTTCGTTCCATCGTTGTTCAACGGGTTCAAATTATTTTTGGTCTTGACAACCAATTCGCCGTTGTCATCAACGTCGACATTGAAATTGGATTCCAAATAACTTTGAACAGCGGGTTTCACAACCTCCGGCGAAACAATCAACGAACGTTTGGCGATGGCGGATTGGATGAACGATTCGCGTTTGAATGATTTGATGGCCTGTTTGGCCTCGTTTTCCTTTGCCGGAATGATTTCATCAACCAGACGTTTGTTCTCGTTGGTCAACTCAATCAATCTCGTTTGCAATTCTTCAGCGCCGGCGCCCGCTGTTTTGGTCATCTTATCAAATGCGATTCCAATGATGTCGTCGAATTTTTTATCCTTGACATCTTCAGCGGATAAACCAAACGTTTTTTTGATTTTTTGTTCAATCTTGGAAAGTTCGGTTCCTTTTACTTCGCCTCGGATGGAACCGATGAAATCCGGATTGTTTTTCAAAACGTCGCGTTGGATGTTTTGGAATTCTGCGGCGATGTCATCGACGTTCAATTCCTGGTCATCGCCGTTCAACTTTGTAATGGCCTCGGATGGAACGCCAATTTTCTTCAAAAATTTTTCAATGTTGGTCATGGTCTGTTAGTTTTTTGGTTTACGTCCTTTTTTCACCGGCTTGGATTCCACGCCATTGGATTCGATTTCGTCAATCGCGTCGTCCTGGTCGTTGTCTTCAATTTCCGGTTCTGCAATGGTTTGTTCAACGACAACCGGTTTGGTGATTGTTGGGGCGCTGAATTTGACCGGCTCGGATGGTTTGTTCAATATTTCATAGAACTTCGATTTGCCGCCCTTTTTAAGGGTGTTCCATGCGAATTGTGTCACCTCGGCAATTTTGCCCGTTTTGACGTTCTGAATGCGGATTTTTTGGGTCATTTGTGATTTCTTTGGTCAAATATATTGCGAAAATTACATTTTCAATTTTTTCCAATTTTTCAATGATTCTTCATTGTATGAACCAAAAGTGTTCAATACTTCATCAATAAAATCTTTTGTTTCTTTTGGCAATTGCTCAAATTTTGGATTCCATTTGGTCGCCCACAATTCCGCCGCGAATTCGGTCGCGCGCGTTCCTTCTGTTGCATATAATGAAATTAGTGAATCAATTTTTTTGAAATTTTCTTTAAAAAATTTTTCATTATTTCCCCATGAATTAATGTTTCGGGAAATCCGTTCACTTTGTGGTTGAACGGTCAAATCATAAAAATGACCATATTCATGAGAAAAAACGCCCAAATATTTATTTTCATATTTGTCAACCGCAAATCCAATATTTGCGGCGTCAATTGATTCGGTTTTTTCCCGTTCAAAATCTCTTAGATTTTTTTTGTTATTGTAAACGATTGAATTTGTGTTCGGTTCAAATAATGCCACATTTGTTTGATTTTTTTCATCGTAAATCACCAAATCAATTGGTCTTTTTCCGGCGTTATTAAACAAAAATTCGTTGGCAGAATTGACAATTTTCAATTTCGTTTCATTATCAAATTCTACAATTTCGCCGTCTTTAAAAAGTTTTTTGATATTATCGCGTTTTTGTTTATCAGTCAAACCAAAATTTTCACCAATGATTTCGGTTTTGGCGATTTTATCAATTAATTCATCGCCTTCATGGTAAACCTCAAAACCATTTTGTTTGGCTCTTTTGATGGCATCATTCAAATTTGAATCGGGTTGAAATTGGTTTTCAATCTTTTGTTTTTCTTCAGGCAAATTCAATTTTTCCCGTTGTGATTTGGTCAATTTGAATGGAATGGCTGAATGGCGACAATTGTATCCGCCCCGGTAGATGGAAAACGTTTCGGGCGATGTTCCCGGAATTGCTCCGGTTCCATTGGCGTTCATCCATGCGATTTCATCCGGCAAATCCTTTGTCTGAATTACACCCATTGCAACCCAACGGCGACATTGGGGCCGTGAATCTTCAATCAATGAACCAACGTATCGATAGGCATCCAATCCAAATTGGTTGGCAATCTTCGCGTTCACCTGCCCGTCAAATTGATTCAACGCGTCCCGGCTGACCTGTTTGACGTAGCGTGACAACGTCCCGTCAACCTCCGGCGTCCCTAAAATGTAGCGTTTCAAATATGCTTCCAAATCCGATTTGGTTGAACCTGCGACGATGTTTTGAAATATGCCGGTTCGGATTGGTTCGATGAAATTGGTTGAAACGCCGGAACCCGTCAACCCTTGCAATGTTTGTTCGACTGTTGCGCGTTGGACCGGGTTTATCAATTCGCTCAATTGATCCGGCGACAAATCGTTGACGTTTTGGTGAATGTCCAAATTGAATTGTTTCAACGTTTCGAAATTCCGCAAAAACTCGTTGACGTCCTTTGGATATGTGGAACCCTGAATGGCGTCCAAAATGATTTTTTCGACCTGGTTGGTCAACAGGACATTCCCGTCATCGAACACAAAACGTTCACCATCGCTCGAAAACTTTTGGACGTGTTTGGACAACGCCGCGAAAATCCGTTGTTCTGTTGCCGGCAATGAATCAAAAAAAGTTTGATTCGCTGCGGAAACGGTTTTGTCCTGTTTGCGGATTATGGCAATGACTTTGTCATCGAATTCCATGTGGTTTGTTTACGCGGTTTGAATCAATTGGGCGGTGACATACGAATCAATCGTTGGTTGGATTCTGCGGTCCAATTCTGCGAATATTTCGCCCAATGGTTTTTCCAAAAATTCGGTTCCGAATTCTGCGGTCACTCCAATCAATGTTTTGTAAGCAAACAACGAACGAATCAAATCGTCACGTTTGATGGAACCCGCCGCCAACAACATTTGTTTGTCCTTTGTGTTCAAATGGAAAATTGGGTCATAAGAAACCAAAACTTCGACCATCCGCGAAACGGATTTGTTGCCGGAAAAACGTTTTCGCGCTAAATCTTTGGTTGATTCAACCAGAAACGCAATTGGGGCGTTTTTGTCTGTCAACTTATTCAATTCATCAATCAAATCGTCTTCGGTTTTCATCGAAAACGAAATTGGCTTGGTGATGACCGGGTTCATTGGCTCGTTGACATTCCGATATTTTTCAATGAACAACAACGATTTGAAAATGATTTCATCAAATATGTTGTTGGAAATTTTGGTCAACTGCGAAAACGAATCTTCGCGGTCAATCATTTTGGCCACTCCGGATTGGCTTTCGTCAATCACGTTCAAATGCAACGATTCTTCAGCCTTTTTCAAAAGGGTTTGCCATGCCTGTCCCGAATATTCAATGATACTTACATCCGGCGATATGAAACGAATCATTGGCCCGTTGACATCACCATCGACGCCCAACGCCGGATTTGATTTTTCACGCAAAAAAACGCCAAATGGCGAACGTGAAATCACGCGTCCGGTTCCTTTGCAAATGCCACACGTTTCGTGTTCCTCGGATTCGTGATTGTACACAATACCATCGCGGCAACCCTTACCATTGCAATTTTCTGCGATTTCCTCGCGATACGGAAACGCGGATGTGGTCATGACTGCGGTCCAATCGCTGTATTGGCGAATCGCTTCATTGGCGAATGGAACGAACGCGGAAAAATAGGAATCAAAAAAGTTTTCATCCGTCAAATCGCCGCCCAATATAACGCCCGGAATCGCTCCAATGTTGTGTTGGTATATGACAACCGTTTCAAATTTTTTGTCAATGGATTGTCCGACCTGGGTATGTTTCAAAAACTCGGTGTCCGTCAATGAATAAAAAACGGCGCCGGTCTGTTGCAATTTGCCGTTCACCATGATGTTTGAAAATTCATCTGGTGAACGCCATGTCAAAAGTCTTGGTTCCAAAACTTTGATGTGGTCGGACATAATCAACAGGGGTTCGACGTCAACTTTGACCGATGGATTGGTCAACCCTTCACCAACAGGAATCCAAACCAACCATCCGTTCGGGTCCTCAATCATGCGGCGAACGACAAATTTTTGAATGTACGAATAAAAATATTGTCCGTCAAATTTCCGTTCTGTTAGATATGTGTTCAATTCGTCGGAAACGGAAATTGAAAAATTGGCGTTTTGGAATATCCGGAACAACTTATCAATGGCCCGGTTCATGGAACCTTTGGTGATTGGTTCGTATATGCTCAAACGATATTTTTGAACGTCGGGGTCCTCGTTGGGACGACGTGACGTCAAAATTTCACCGGGGTTTTTGCCCCGTGTATGGATGAACATGGTGCTCCGAACCTGGTTCCAATGGTCCCAATTTTTCGGTTTATATTGTTCGCTCGACAACGCGGTCGATATGTTTTCAATCGTTATCATTCACACGTCAATGGTTTGTCGCATTCACAACGTTCGAAATTGATTTCCAAAAACCATTGTGAACCCGTTTCGTTGTTTTTGGCGATGTCGCCTTGGATTTGATATTCTGTCCCGTTGACATACACGTCACGCCCGGTCAACAGGTTGACCAAATATTTGGTGTAAACCTCCGGAACGTTCGCCGTCCGCATCAACCAGGTTTCGCAATATTGCGCGGCGGTTGTCCGCAATGTTGCCCCAATCGTTTCTTTGGTGATGGTGAAATTGGTTCGTTCAAATGAACCAGGGACGCGGATTCTGTTTGAATATTGGAACGGCTGTGAACCGCCCATTCCCGGTTCGAAATTGGTTCCATAATATGTACCGAAACAATCCGTTCGCGGATAAACCGATTCGACCATTTGTGATTTTTCTCCGTCCGAACATGGAATCATTTTGAACGGCTCGGAATAAAATGATTGTTCAATTTCCGATTCTCCCAAACATTCACGCGAACCGGTGAACGTGAATTTGAAATAAAAGCATGGTTCCAAACCTTCGCCAACCAAATATGTGGCAATCGCGTTCAAATCAAAACGGATTTGTTGAATGGATTGTTGGGTCACATTCCCGGAATAATCTGTTGAATTGAAAAATCCAACGTAATGTTCCGGCGCAATGGCGGCGAATATTTCGTTTGTAACCTCCAACGGCGTATCACTGCAACATGAACGGATTTCAAATGTTGCGAACGCGTAATTGGTCGGACTTAACAAATCTGACGGCAACCATCCGTTTTCACATCCAACAGAAAGTTTGTTTGGCTGTTGAAATTGAAAATCGAATGTGTCACCGGTTTCGAATGGAATCCAAAATGGAACGTCATTCGCGCACAAATTACAATTCCACGAATCTAATGTGGAACACAAAATCAATCCATTGTCCACGCCCAACGAACCGCATCCAACCGCGCAAAAGTTTTCCAACTCCGTACAAAGAACCCGTGAATTGGGTTCGGGAAACGTTGGCGCCGTTGTTGAATCACAAAAAAGTGAATTTCCGATGGCGTATGAATTGAACAATTCCATGTTTCAAAGATAATTCAAATTATGGACATAATGTGTTGCCAATCCTAAATGTTGCCGTGTTGGTCATAACCGGGCCAATTGGTTTAACCATTGTCCACGCGCCCGCCGTTGACGCGCCCCAAACGACCGATTGTGAACCGGACGTTGAACCGATTGGCAATGTGATTGGTGTTCCGGCGTTTGAATGTTGGCCAAACCAAAATTCCAAAACTGCGGTGGTTGGTGATGCGAACGACCATTCGAAAACATAGGTTTGGCCCGGAATTGGGTTCGGTTCAAAACCTGTCGTCGTCCACATCCATAAATATCCAAAGTTACTTCCAACGAAATTGACTACACAATCAATTCCGAATTGAGTTATCGACGGAACGTTGACGCCCGTTCCGCCATTGCGACGATGTTGAACAAATCGTTCACATATTGTCGGCGCCTCCGGTGTACTGATATAACCACAAAACAAATAATTGTCTGCGGTCATCTGTTGCGCGTCCAAAATCACTTCAGCAGTAAACAACGCCGGGTCAAAAACGGTGTCCATGCTCACAACCAATGGCGATGTCAATTGTGTCAACGCCTGTGGTGATGAAACTTCGTTGTTTTCCTGCAATACAGGCAAACCAAACGGCGCCGGTTCTGCAAAAAATATGAAATTGCCTTCGCGGTCCGCCTGGTAAACCAAACGGATTTGGGCAAAATCTTTGAAACAAATTTCGCCGTCCAACTCCGTCCACGCTCCGGTCAATGATGTTCGGCCATAAATGGCAACATCGTTCAAATAATTTCCGAACCCTGAAAATGGTTCGAAATCAATGGCCCGAACCGGAAACGCCCGAACGATGTTCCAAAGGAATGGCGAACCCGTAATTGGCGCCAAATTGAATGTGATGGTATATTCAAAAAACACATCGTATCCAATCCATGAATCGACGGCGCCGGCTGTGGCGATGTACGTTGACGACATGGCCCCGGCGGAAACTCGGTTCATATATGACGCCGTGTTGGCTGTTTGAACAATTCCCGAATTGAACGGAATGTTCTGCCAACGAACGCGGCGATTTGAAATCGTCACGTCCAATCCGCCCGTTGTATTGTCCAAAACAATCATGTTGTTCTGGTTGTTGAAATTCCCGGCGAATCCAACGTCGCGCGATGAAATATGTGTTTCGTATTGGAAAAACGTTGTTTGTGGCGGATTTGGGAAACCCGTTTGGCGTTTGTATATGTTCAACCGAACGAATCCAATCAAATCCCTCCAATCGCCCGTGTATCCCCAATTTTCCAAACAGTCAACGAACGGTCCGCCGTCAATGGTCAACGTTTGACCAATGCGTTCTTTGGCGCTCGGTTGAAACGCGTTCGCGGCGGTGTTCTGCCAATATTGTTGGAATGTTGAATTGATGTCCAATTCGCAATCGCAATCAAAATCCGGAATGGTTTGAACGCGCCATTCATTTGACAAAAATGTGTTGACCATGGTTCCATCGCTGTCATAAACGATGGCGGCCATCCGGTAACGTGACGACGGGTTGACGGTCGTTCCAACGTACAAATTGAAAACCCAATCGCCCGAAATATTGACGACCGAACCAGGACGAACCAAATGATTGTCCAACACGCCCGTTCCGCCATAACCATCCACGCGGAAACGCGATGAATCGGATGACGTTAAAAAATCAACCGTGTTGTCAAAATTGGTCACGTCAAACAGGTGATAAATGCAAACCGGTTCACCGGCTCCATATATTCCCGGAATGGTGATTTTGAAACGAACGTTTGTTTTCTCCAATGTGGACAATCCGGTCACGGGTCCAATGTTGCGCGACAATTCCCATGTTGGGTTCAAAAACTCGGATGGTTGATTGTACAATCCAAGGTCATAAAAACGCGCCGTGTAATTGGCGCAACTTACAAACTGACAACGCGTGAAATTGAAATTTTCATCCAAAACATTGGGGTCCACAACCATGACCGCCCCGGAAATCACTTTGTTGGCGTTATAAACCGACGGCGTTGAATTGGTCCAATCTGTTGGCGCTGAAATCGTGTTGCGCGTTAATTTGCCCAAATTGTCCCATGATGTTGGCGTGATGAAATTTTCCAAATCCTGAAGATTGAAAAACGTCAACTCAATTTGGAACGTTCCCAATGCGGCGTTCAATGGCGTGAATGTACATTCCCAATTTTTACGGTTTGCCGCGTTTCCTGCGGTTCCGGTCAATGACATTGGTTGCGCCACGCCATCCGGCATGAAACTCTGAAGATAGGTGATTGTGTAACCTGCCGGCAACAATTGACCGGGCAAAAACGGTGAATCACACAACCTCAAAAACAAACCAGGGTTGAACTGCAATTGCCATTGGGAATTGATTCCGGATGGATAAACCAGGGAAAACACAACCGTTTTTCGCTCCAAAAATGACGCGGTCGAATACAAATTCCCGTCATTGCATAAACCCGAAACATCCGGCAAATATCCGTTCTCTGTTTTGACGGTGATGTCAACGCAACACAAACAGTTTTCACACTCCAACGCAACCGAATTTCCGGTCAACGTAAACGAACCGCCGCAATCGTCATCAATCGAACATGACAACGTTTCGCCAACTGTTGCCGGCGTCCATGTGACGTCAAATGATGTTCCGACGCCTTGGGTGATGACCATCGGATTTGGGGTGATGGTCACGCCCGTACATCCGGAAATCGTCAACGGATAAAGTGACGAAAACAACATCGATTGATTGGCGAAAATTGTTTGTGTGGTTGGAACGCCAACCGGGGCGTCAACGAAATCCAATGATAAGGTTGACCAATCCAAATAAGTTGAATCCGTGCAAACCATGTCGAACGAATAGGGCGTGTCCGGTGCATGTTCGAACGTATCAAATCGACCAATCCATGAACCCAATGGCGACGTCACACCGTCCCAACAAACCTGAAATTCCATCGTAAATGTTCCGCCATCCGGAACTAAAAATGGAAACGACGGTGGCAACCCGTCAATGGCCGTCAATGTCACCGTGACGCCCGAACCGGTTGTGTCAATCAAAAAACTGACAACATTCAAATCCGAACCATGTGTGTTTTGGAACGTCGAAACATTTGTTCCGCATCCATCACCGGCGCAACACAACAGACGGTTCAAATTGCCGTCAACATAAAGGCCGTCAATGATTTCAATTCTGTTTGGCATTCTGTTTATTTTTAAACGATTCCGGAAACGCCAATGGTCCGTTTCACAAAATCAATTTGTAGTTCTTTGATTTCCCCAAATTTAACGGAATTCCCAACGCGGATTCTGACGGATTTTGAAAAATCAATGGCGTCATATTGCCCGCAATCGAAAGAAAACGTGAAATTGAAATTGAACAATCTGGTTCCGGGCAACCTCGGATTGTCGATGTAATGAAACAACGTGTACAAATTATTTGTGTTGTCCTCGTTGAATGTCATTGGATAATTGTACAAATTAGCCGGCGGAATTGGTGTGACATTCACCAACAAAGGGTTTGAAACGCCGGGCGGCCAATACGGACGATTGACGTTTCCCCCGGTGAATGTTGTCGAATAGTTGAAATTTGCGCGCGCGAAATCGTTTCCACTGCCTGCATTCCAAATGATGAATTTGTAGTTGGACGCCGTATGGTTGGCCATCAACAAATTTCCATTGGTTGATTGGATGAACGCGTTGGTTGTTAGACTGAAAAGGAAATTGGATGACGCCTCCAACAAAACATCCGGACCGGCGGCATCATTCCGGAAACGTGATTTCGATGACGCCAATGTCAATTCCAACGCGTCTTTTTGCCGTTCGGATGGCGGCGAATTCCATTCAACTATGTCCTCGTATCGTCCGCCGGCTTCGTTTGATGTGATGTCAAACGCGTCCATGTTGTATTTGTAAATGGCGAACGCCTTTTGTGGTTTATCAATCCATGAAAAACAAATTTGGTTGTCAACGATTCTGCCATCATTCAACAATTGTTCGGAATCAATCCATTGGTTTGTGTTGCTGAAAAAATCTTTGCGTTCAAAAACTAATGTATTGCCGACAATCCAATATTTCGCATTGAAAATGGAATTCAAATGGCGGGTGAATAATGTGTCCAATGTTTCGATTGGGACATTTTGTTCAATTAGTTTTGACTCTGTGTCGCTCGGTTTGTAACCCTTTTGAATTGGCGCCGAAAACAACAATAAATCGAAATAAGGTGAACCAGGGTCGTTCAAAATGGACGATTGAAACGTCAACCCGCATTTGCGACAAACGTTTTGAATGTAGTCACGAACCAATGGCGTTGGATGGTAAAAATTACATTGAATCATGCGCGCTTTGAAATTGTCCATGAATCCGAATATTTCAGACGTTCCAAGGGTGACAATCGCAATCAACAAATTGATGGCGCCATAAACGTAAAACAAAATGACGTAAATGAATTCCGGACGCGGTTCAACGCAATATCTCAACTTTTTTTGCGCCTGGTCCAAAAAACCATCATGGTCGTCGGTGATTAGCGTTGATTTGACGCAATTCAATGCGGCTTTTTTTTCAATCACGCTTCCGGAAATCCAACATTCAGGGTCACACCAATCAATTGAACTGCCGGAAATAAACCCGTCGAAAACCAACCGACCACAACATTCGTCAAAGATTTGAACGTCAACCTCGTTGATGAATCCATTCGGGTCATCAATCAACAGACTTTTCAAAATGGAATATCCGTCGTCATAAAAACGCAATTCCGACGAATAAGATTTGGCCAATCCGCCATCGTCATCGTTTTCGCGCCATGTGACGTTGAATTGTTCAACGCCATCAATCCGCCCGGTGATGGTGATTCCGTTTAATTTTATGACAATCGGTGATTTCATCGCGCCGCGTTTTTGATTCTCTGTTGCTTGTAAGACAAACGCGAAACGATGCCATTGATTCCGCGTTCGTCGATGGACAATTCCAAACCGCGTTGGCCTTTGATGGCCTTTTCGATTCGCTCCAATTTGGATTCCATGGATTTGTTTTGGACGGCCATCATGCCATCGGAAAAACCTTTGACCAACATTGGATTTCGTCCGGCATGGATGGCCTCCAAAATTGGACGATATTTTTGCGTTTTTTCTTTGGTGATGACGAATTCGCCTTTGTGGACAATACCGGCGGGTTGATATTTTCCGCCATCGCCGGTGTAACCTCCGACGGCGAATGATGCGGCGGCTTGGGCTTGTGCGCGCGCTTGTGCGAATCCTGCGGCCAATGCAACCACGGCGGCGGCAACCGTCAACGCGGTCGCCACTCCATTTCCTGCGGCGGCGGCCTTTGCAATTGCCAACGCTGAATTGGCGGCAATTTCAATCAACGTCAACGCCTGTTGCGCTTCAACATATTTTTGGCGTTGTCTGGTCAAATCGTCCAAACGTTTTTGTTCCAACTCCAACAATTCGGCGTTTCCGTTTTCCGCAATGTCACGGGCGGCGTCAACGCGTTTTTGTTGTTGGTCAATCAATGCGTCCGTCTGTTGAATTTGGGCGTCAATGAATTGATTGACGGCGGCTTTGGTTGCGTCAATCAATTGTTGTTGCGCGTCCTCAATTTGCTTTTTTCGTTTTTCTGCATTCGCGGCCTCGGAATCAACCTCCTCACCATTCAATTTTTTGCGGGCGTCGGAATATTTTTTGGCCGTGTTGTAAATGTCTAATTCGGCTTGGGCGTTTATGGCCGTGATTTCGTCGGCGGTCACGCCTTCAGCGTTGACGGCGGCCACACGTCTGGTTTCAATTGCGGCCAACTCCAATTGTTCGGCCTTTTTATTGGCTTCGCGTATTGCCTGCAAATTGTCGTTTAATTTCAATTTGATGGCGTTCCGTTCTTCAGCGTTTTGGGTTTCTGACAACTGTTGAATCAATTGTGAACGCTCGGATTCCAATTCGCGAACCGCGTCCAATTGTTGTTGTAATACCAAATCCGCGTTGGTTTGCGCGGCTTGGGCAATGAAATTGTTTCGTTCGGTTTCCGCGTCAACGGTCAATTTGGTGATGGCTGTTTGCGCTTCGCCTCGGATTAACTTTTCGCCATTGGCCCGAATTTCGGCAAACTTCAACGCGTTGGCCGTGAACGTTCCATCCGCTTTGGCCTGTTGTTCGCGTTGGTCCATTTCGGCGTTGAACGCCTCCAATGATTTGGCCGTTTCAACTTCAATCCGGTTCAATCGGTCCCGGAACGTTTTCGGGTCGTCTGCCAACTGTGGTTGGAATTTCAATTCCAATTGTTGTTTGGCGATTTCCTTTGCAAGGGTGTTTGACAAATCGTTGATGGCCTTTTTTAAATTGTCGGCGGCCTTTGTTGCGTTTGCATTGACGTTTGTCGCGTTGGAATTTTTGAACGGGTCAATGACGAATTCTTTGTTGACCGCATCCAACGCGTTCGAACTGTCGGTGTATTGTTGCAAGAAAAAATCGAACGATGTGATGAATTTGTCGCGGACGGCGTTTTGTTCCTCCAATGCCTCCAATTCACTTTCGGTCGTTGTCAAAAATGATTTGTTCAATTCATCCAACGCCTGTTGTTCCTTTTCGGTCAATGTGGTGAACGCGCCCCCAATCAATTCAACGCCTCCGAACTTTACAATTTCGGCGTTCAAACGTTTGATTTCATCCGTCGCGCCCTCCTGTCCGGCTTTGGCGTTTTCTGTTGCCAATTGCAATTGTTGATAAAGCGGAATGAGTTTGTTGACGGCTTCCTGTTGTGATGGAACCAGCGTGTTGATGAAATCCAAAATGTTTTGATTTCCTGTTGCGGCTTCCTTCGCCAAATTGCCGGTTGAATTGGCCAAAAAATCCGCCGCCCTTGCTTGGTCCGCATAAAGTTTTGTTAGAACCGTTTGTTTGGCTTCGGCCCTTGCTTTGTTTTGAATTTGCGTCACCAAATTTTTGTAAGCAACATCTAATTGTTCAACGAATGCCTTTTCATCCGTCAAATTTTTCAACGTCGTTCCATATTTGCCATTGATTTCATCAATCAACCGCGCGCGTTCGGCGCTTCCGGCGTTGGTGTTCTTCAGGCTTGCAAACAACGAATTCAATTCTCCGGTTTCCTTTGCGATTTGTTCATTGGCAATGGCGTTCACCTCGTTGACCGCCTTTTGTGACGCGGTCAATTCTTCGGTCGCGGCAACCGCTTCGTCTGTCGCGAAAATGTAATCCGAAAACAACAACAACAAAGCGGTGATGGCCCCAATCACCAAACCAATTGGATTGGCCTTCAATGCGGTGTTGAACGCTTGGGTGGCGATGGTCGCGCCCCTGGTCGCAACCGCCGACGCCGTTGTGGCTCCGGTCAATAAATTGGTGACTGTTGTTGTTGCTCCGGTCCAAAACGCCCGTAATTTTTGCGCGGCAACAGACAATTGTTCTTGAATCAACAATCGTTTGAATCCGATTTCATAACGCAATTGGGCAATCGCCGCCGCGTTTTGAACTGCCAAATACACGCCAACGGCCCCGGCCAACAAAATGAATGTTCGGCGGTTTTCTTCAATGAACGATGGTAAACGTTGCAATCCTGCAATCAACGCAAACGCGGCGTCGGTTAACGTTTCGAATATTGGCAACACGCCTTCACCAACGGTTCGTTGTAACTCCGTCCAATTACCTTCCAATGTCGACAATCGCCCGGCGGTTGATTGACTCAATTTGTCCGTCAATCCGAAAAATCGTCCGCCCTCGGATGTCAACGTCGAAAACGCTTGTTCCAAATTGGCGAATGAAATTTTCCCTTCCGAACCCAATTTTTTCACCTCACCGGCGGAAACGCCCAATTGGTCAGCAAACAACTGAATGACCGGAACGCCGGCTTCCGTCAATTGGTTGATATCTTCAGCGAATAATGTTCCCTGAACACGGGCCTTGCCATATATGACCGACAATTCGTTGAAATCTTTGCCGGTGGCGGATGCGACATCACCAATGCGGCTCAAAGTAGTTTGCAACCCTTCGACCGGTTCACCAAACGCCAAAAGTGATTTGGCGGCGTTGTTGACCTGTTCGGGCGTGAACGGTGTTTTGATGCTGAATTGTTCCAATTCTTTGAACAAATCTTTGGCGGCTGTTGCAGAACCCAAAAACGTTTCCAATGATATTTGGACGGATTCATAATCCGCGACGGCTTTGATGGCGCCCTTTGCGAAATCAACCGACGCCCCGGCAATCGACAATCCGCCAAACGCGGCGGCGGCTCCGGCGATGGTTGTTTTCAAACCCTTCAATCCGGATTCTGCGGCCTTGGTGTTGGTTTGGATGCCTTGGATTCCCGTGTTCAATTTGGCGAATTCGCTCCGGAGTTGGGCGGTGTCCGCTTGCAATTTGAACAATATATTGTTGACCTCTGTTGCCATGCTTATTTCATTTTTTCCGTTTGTTCATTCCGTTCATCTTGAATCCTGAAGAATGTTGAAATTGTTTGGTAGTATTCATCAACCGACAAAGATTCCAACGCCTTCATTTCGGTGACTTTGTTTTCACAAATGATTTGGTTCGTGAAATTGATGTCGTCAATGTACCGTCCAATTTCAGCGTTTGCAAAATGCGGTTGAACCTTTCGTTTTCCTGGGCGCTGACCTTCAAAAATTCGCGGATATCGTCCGACGATAATTCCGAAAATTTGATTGTGGATTCCAACGCCCTTTGGACAAAAAAATCGCGGACCAATGGATTTTGGTTCAACTTATCAATTTTTTTCTGTTTGAAAACGTCGTTGAATTCCGTTTCGTTTTCTCCATTCAAAACATAATAACACGCGGCCAATTCCATCAATGTTGATTCTTCGCCAATGAATTCCAACCTCCATTCGATTTCGGCCAACAAATGGAACATTTCAACGATGTTGCCGGCGTTGGCGGATTTTTTCATGGCTTCGACCATTGTTTTCAATTGGTCTTTGGTCATGTTCATTTCAACAAACCTGGTCGCCACTTCTGCGGCGATGGCTCGTTTGGATGGCATCATCAACGGGTTGGTGTATTGGAACCAATCATCGCCGTCGGAATCCGTGAATATTTTGGTCAATGGAATGATTGAACCGGTGACGTGTTTTGACCGGGTGTTTTTCTCCGGCTCTGGTTGTTGTTTTCGTTTGAACCAATTCATTTTTTGGATTTTGGATTGGCCCGTTTGGCTTTGTTGATTGACGATTGACAAATGGCATACGCCGACGATTCGGATTTTCCGGTTCGAATCACATCCGCCACACAACGTTCCAATTTTTTGGGCATGTCCTTTGATTTTTTGTTCGCTCAAAGGTAGCGAAAAAATCAATTCCGATATTTGACGAAATCATTGTGGAACGTCCACAAATAATAACGGAAACAATCCAACAGGTGGGACAAATTCGAATCTTTGGTTTTTTCAATGTCGCCGTTGGCCGTCGTTTCGACATTCTGCAAATCATGAATCAACCATTGACATGATGAATCAATTTGGATGTCCGGATGTTTTTCCAATATTGAATTCAACAGAACCCGCGAATTTTTGATTGACGGGTTCACGCTCGGAACCTTAAACGCCGTTTTGGGCAATTGTAATTCGTCGCGGATTATTGTGTAATAATTGACCGCGCCCCTGGTCATGGCCGAACGGTTGGCCCCGGATGCGTCACCAGTGACGATGAACAATCGGTCGCCGAATTCAACCCGGATGGTTTCGCATAACCTGAAGATGTCGGAATTTTTCAACCTGAATTCGCGAATGATTCGGATTTTGTCGCCATATGATTGGCCCGCAATGCACGTGATTGGGTCAACGTTGAAATCGAACGACAAAATGATTGGTTCGTTTGCATGGATGGCGACGTTTGTTTTCACTGTTTTGAACTTGTTGAATGCGTAGGCGAACGGACGTTCAACGTCGGAAACGTCCCAATCACCGTTCACAAATACGGCCCTGGTCAATTCATCCAATGAATCCATGGCGGCCAAATATTCGCGCGGCAACGACGGGTTGTCCATCATTAACGCTCGTTTGTAAAAATATCCATCCGGCAATGTTCCCGCCATCGCCGGTTCATGGAATGTCGTTTTGGTCCATGTCTGCGACGGGTTGCATGTGGCCATGATAAGACGGGGCGGTTGGTTTGGAATGATGTGACGACCGACGCGCAATTTGCATTTTTCGAAGGTCTTTTTTTGTAACTCCTGCGCTTCCTCCAACAGAAAAAAATTCGTTTCCAATCCATCGAACCGGGTCAAATTTTTATCCATGACGAAATTTTCAGGGAAAAACTCCAACGTTGAACCATTGGTGAACGTGACGATGTGGTCGGTTTGGTGATACGACCGGATGAACGGTTTGGGGCAAAGTTTGAAAAACGTCGGAATGGTTGTCCGCTTCAGCGTCGGCAATGATTCCCGGATGACGTGTGATTTGGAATTCGGGAAAATCTTCGCCAACAAAATCAATGTCGCCAATGAAACATAGGATTTTCCGCCCCCTGCGGCCCCTCCATACAACAGATATTCATATTGGCCCGAAAATACGGCCTCCATGAATTCATGTTGTTTTTGATGCGGCTCAAATACAACCATGGGCAACCATCAATTCGTCAAATTGGTCGATTGGACAATCCAAGATGTATCCGCTTCCGTTTATCAAATGGACGGTGATTGTCGTTTCGCTCGCGAAATTCCATGAAACAATTCGGCCAATTTCAAATCGGACCGGGGCCGATTCGCGCGGCTGTGGAATTCCAATTGATTCATAATCAATGTTATCGTCAACGTCGAAAAACCCGTTGGCGAAAATGAATGGTTTGATGTATCGGATGGCGGGCATGGTCAATAATTGATTTTTAACATTCGAGCAATTGCGAACCTGTGGCGTTCAAAGTAACGTTGAACCAACGACCATTCGTCACGGCGGACGATGTTTTCGTTTGTCAAACCATCCATGGCGATGTCATGATGGATTGAATGAACCTTGTTTCGAATCCATTTTTCGGCGCTGTTGATGTCGCCGGTGTCATCGACAATTTTTTGAATCAACAATTCAATTTCGGCCTCTGTTAAGGTTATCGAAAACGCTTTGTGTCTGGTCATGTGAATTCAATCGTTTGGTTTCCAATTTTGAAAACCTGTGGTTCACCGGTCATTTCAACCTGAATGTTTTCGTTCCAATTTGCCGGGTCGGAATTCTTCAGCGTGAAAATGACTGCGGTTGTTGATGGCGCAATGTACCGTTTTTTTGTTTTGATTTGTCGACCTGCCAATTCACCGTTTTTGCCGAACAATTCAACGGTTTCGGATTCCTCGACATAAAAACCAACAACCAGGCGTTCCAATGCGTCAACGGCCTTTTCGCGGATGCGTTCTTTGCCGTTTTTGGAATGGTTTTGTTTGGCAATTTTGAAACGGGCGGCAATTTGGGCATCCAATTCAACCCAATTTCGGAACGTTCGAATGGCGATTCCATGTTCGCCGCAACATGATTCCAATGTGACGTTGGCGGATTCATACGCCAAACATATTTGTTCGCATAACTCGCGTTTTTCATCCATTGTCCGTTCTGCGGCGGATGGTTTTCGCGGTTTGGGTTTGTTCTTTTTTTCTGCCATCGGTTTTTGGTACGATGGCGAACCACTTTTTGTTTTTTTCATGTCGCCAATTTTTCGGCCTTTGGTTCGGCCCTGGTTGTTGTTGTTGGCGATGTGTCGTTTTTTATTCTGTTGCAATCACCGGTTCGGTTTGCCCGGTGACGTAATTGATGAACGCCCGGCGGTCCGGTTTCATCAAATGCGGCGATTTTTCCCAATGGTCGCAAAATTGAATCCAAATGGCGTTGAACCGTTTGGCCAAATACGATTCGGTTTCGGCGGCCTCGGTGTATTGATGGAACGTGTTGACAACAGTCCAAAATTCGCGTTGAATCTTGGATTGTTCACGTCCTGCGGCCCTTCGAATTTGACGGTTCATTTCAAAATGGATGTTCGGGTTTCCCTTTTGCCAAATATACGAATTTGACATAATCGTTGGCCCGGCTGAAAAATTCATCCAACGCGTCCACGGATTGGATGAACATGTCGACGGTCATTTGGTCGTCATTGGTCAAATTTTCGACGGCTTCATTGCGGATGGACTGCAATTCGGCCATTTTTTCAAATATGGTCATGGTCAAAAAAGGGTTAAAACGTTTGTTTGTTGTTTCTGCGGCTCCAATTTGTCCAACAATTCCATCACCTGGTCACGGTTGAAATATTGTTGTTGTCCTGCCATGATTCGTTGTTTCAATTGTTCGATGGTCATGATTTGATGACGGATTTGATTTCGTAATGATAAAAAAGCGGATTCAACCATTTGGGTTTGTCAACCCTCAATTCAACGTATTGGTGACCAATTGTTGGTCCCTTCAAAACTGTTGCCGGGCCGGATGCGGTGTCAACTCTGTCGCCTGGTTGTAATTTCCAAAACGTTTGGATGTCGATGTGTTCCATGGGTACTTTTATTATTCGTCCACTGTTTAATATCAACCAACGCATGTCACGCGAAAATGGTTTGTTGGTTTTGGTTCTGCAATAACTGAACATGACGTTCGGCGACTTCGCGGATTTCGCGGATGGCGGATTCTCGCGCCTTCAGCGATTCAATCCATTGGTTGATTTCGGCGACGGTTTCGGCGGTGTAATATCCGCGCGATGTGGCAATCAAACCCGGAACCAGGTTGTTCACCCGGATGAACTGAATGATTTTCCGGATGCGGGTGTCCTTCAATTTTAGTCCATAGGCTTGGGCGATTCCTGCGGTCATCGTTTCGGCTGTCACGATGTTTTTGATTCCTCGTTTGTTTTTGAAACGGTCAACCATCATTGGAATCAATCGACGTTCGTTTGGCGTCAATTCAATGGTGAATTCCTCGAAATTTTTTATCATGTTGCTGTTGTTTGGGTGATTAGTTGTTTTTGACTCGTTTGTCGATTTCGGCCATCATTTCGTCGGTTTTCTGCAATCTTCGCCATGTGGCCCGGTTAAATTTTTTCCTCACTTCGCGGACCATCATGATTGACGCCCCGGCGGTTCCGGAATATATCAAAACGGCTTTGAGCAAATACAAAACTGTTGAAACGATTCCCAATCCAATGATGGCAATGGCGAACAACGGGGCGGTCCAAATGACCGCGATTTTTTCAATTGTTTTCATAATGGTTCAAAAATAAATCAACTGTTTGTTCAATGTTCATGTCCGAATCGGTGATGAACCGGGCGAATTCTGCCAACATTTTGTGTTCTGCGGCCATCATTTGGGTTTTGTGTTCTGCCATCCATTTGGCGAAATCCGGATGGAATTGGAATCGGTGATAAATAATTTTGACGGGGCGGCGGTTCATCAATTCGTTGACGTCACCAAAATGGTCATGTTCGTTCATTTATTTGTTCAAATTTTTCGATTGACTTGAATATTTCAAAAACTACCTGTGGAACAACGGCGTTTCCATATGCTTTGATTGATTCGTTTCGCCATTTTGAAAAGGTAATTCCGTCCAATCCGGAGGGAACCCCATCATTTCGGCCACAAACCGGGTATTGAGTTGGGAAATCTGCCCACTCATTAACCGGACGCGTTTTGTCAATGAATCTTGATTTTCTAAACCTGTTATTTTTTCCCCCTCCATCGCCTGTGGGGTTGGCAACATGGTTGTCATCCATTTCGCTATTGATTCCTCCAAATTGCCTTTGTTGCGATTTGCAAGATTCGTTGAATTCAAATTTGCTCCGTTTACTTTGTTCGCTCTGGGTGTTGGCAGCAATAAACCAAATTCGTTCCCGTTTGTGTGGCGCATTGGTCGCGCATGCAGGTATAAGATAGGGCGTGACTGAATAGCCAATATTTTCCAAGTTAGAACACACTTCGTCGAATACCATTCCCCCGTTCCAATTAGTAAGTCCGCGAACGTTTTCGCCCACAACGAAACGCGGGGCAATTTCCTCAATCGCTCGCAACATGTGGGGCCACAAATGGCGTTCATCCTCATTTCCAAGTCGTTTTCCCCCAATTGAATAGGGTTGACAAGGGAATCCGCCGGAAATAATATCAATTGTTCCATGGTATTTTGTGAAATCTGTTTTTGTTATATCTTCAAATGATTCGGCGTTTGGCCAATAATGTTTCAAAACTCGTTGGCCAAATGGGTTCCATTCGCAATGGAAAACATTTTCCCAACCCATCCATTCGGCGGCCAAATCGAAACCGCCAATTCCTGAAAAAAGCGAACCATGTTTCATTCTTCGCCCTCTGTTTGATATTTCAACCGGTCATTGGTTCCATGGATGACCAATTGGTCAAAATCCTTTTGGTCAATCCATGCCCGGAATGGTTCGTTTCTGTCAAAATTTGCGTTCATTCGTTTGATGTCGTTTTCGGATTTGAGAATCGCGGCGAATCCGTCCAATTCGGTCCAATATTGTTGACGGGTTCCGTTCATCAATTCAATTTTCACAACCTCCGGGTCCATCTGGTGAACCATCACCAAAATTTCGGACATGTTGATGACGCCAATGATTCGGGTTTGATAACCTGTTGCAATGGTCGCCAAAAAATCGTCCAACTCGGATTCCGTCAAATTCATCATGATGGAAACAAAACGCGGTTGGTGATTCTCGGTGATTAAACGGTCGGCGAATTCTGCGGCGACTTTGAATGATGGCAAATGTTGTTCAATTTCGATTCGCCACAATTGTTTTTTTGGATTCATGTTGTTGTTGTTTTTGCAAATATGGCCAATGGCCCGGATTGACCATTGGTTTTTTTTTAAGTTGTTTTGAACGATTATTTGTTAAAACGGCAAATCGTCGTCGCCTTCAGTTTGTGAAATCTTATTTGATGCGGAACCGGCCATTGGTGTTTGAACGGGTTGTTTCGCCGCGCCTGTATTGGCTCCGGCTGTTTGACCGTCATTTGATTGGCCATCGGATTTGGACAACAATTCAACATGTTCGGCGACAACGTTGGTGAATCGTTTTTTGTTTCCGTCCTGGTCGGTTCGCTCAGTGATGTTCAACCGGCCTTCAATCATGATTTTGGTTCCTTTGTGAATCCATTTTTCGGCGAAATCAGCGTTTTGGCCCCAATGGACGACATCAACCCACATGGTTTTGTCTGTCCATTCGCCATCGACGCGCGTTCGTTCTTTGACTGCCAACGAATAATTGATTCCGGTGCCATTGGTTGTTCGCTTGGGTTGTTGGCCAACATGACCAATCAAAAACATTTTGTTCATTTGATTAATTGAATTTTGGGGGTTTCTGTTTGAATGATGGATTGTGGTTGAACAATCATTTTGTTTTCGGTCAACCAGGTTTCAAAGGACCAACCATTTGGATGGATGGCCCGTTCGGATTTTTCCCCCTGGTCGTGTTTTG